CAACTTCTCTAATGTCAATAGCATCTTCAAGGTCTATTTGTCCAGCTTGTAAAGCTATTTGAATATTTTGTTCTAATATTTGTTTTTGCTCTTCATCTGGTTCTAGTTCTAAGAATATACCAAAGTCATGTATGTTTAATCTAGACAATTCTTCTAATGTTCCTACGTTATATCTAGATATACTAGACATTAAAGACTGTTTAGTCATTGGGAACATTAAAGCATCGGCTACTCTTAGTGATATGTTTTCACAAGTTCTAAGAGTTAAATATAAACTAGCTTGCAATACGTGTCTAGTTGCTACATTTGAATTAGCAGCAGCAAGTTTTTGTAAACCAACTAATGATTGCTTATCTGGTAGTGTACCATCTCTAGCTTCATTAAGTCCCGTCACGTCTCTAATCATCTTTAAATAATACTCATAAGTTTGTATTAATGATTGTATTTTACCCATACCGTTTGATGTAGAAAGCTCTTGTATTGGAACTTTGCCTGGATTCATACCACCATCTTGAGTCATTGATCTACCAACTAAAGAACCAGTTTGGAAATACATATTTAAAGCTTCAGCCGGGTTGTAGTTAGTACCATTACCTAAATCTACTTCTGCTAAACCATCTATATCCATATAAACTCCATCAGGCACTATCCTAGACATTACCTGTTGCAGTTTTAAATGAGTTAGCTGTATCATATCAGCAAAACCAGTTATTCTGCTTACAATTGATTCTATGCGACCTTTATATAATCTAGGAGCTACGATGTTGTAGTTCATATTAACTTTAACAGTGTCGGCATATGGTCTAGTCATATTTTCAGCCATCTTCCACTCGAGCATTTTTTCATGTCCTAGTATTTTAGCTCCTGAATATAGTACTTCAATTGATCTAAATGCTTTTTTAAAGTTGTCACCCTCTGGTGCATCTATAAATGTATCTTGTTTTTCTAATGCTTTTTCAAGGCCTGATGCTGTTTGCTTTATTTTAAACACTTGGTTAGTATAAGTCTTATATTCAAAATATAATACTTGTACTGTATCATCATCATAGCGACCACTCCAGTTTCTAGTATAGCTTTGATTACCTGGATACTTTTGTATTTCTTCTAACTCACTAGTAGTTAAGTTAGGAAATTGTTTTTTAAGTTCTGGTAAGCTTATTGGCTTTACTTCACCTACATAATATATATCTTCAAAGTTAGGATCTTCAGTGTATGAATAAACTAAACTTGATGGATCTACATAATCAACAGTAACACCTTCTGATCTATTAAAAGAAGTTTTAGCAGCTGCAATACCTAATATAGTTAAATCTTGATTTAATCTTCTTCTAGTTAAATCATATTTGTTTTTAGCTAATACATTGTTAATTACTTCTTCTTCAGCTACTTCAACAGATTCTTTATAATCCATCTGCATGTGAAGCTGTATATCCTCTTCACTCTCCATATCTAAACCTTTACCTTGGGATCTTGAGACGTCTAAGCCTGTAGTTTGTTTAATCTTATTGATAAAATTTTTCTGCATCATGTCCACTTGTAAAGCTTCAGCATAAGCAGTTCTTTTCATTATAGACTCAGGATCTTGAGCATAAGCTTTAATATCATAAGATCTTTGAGACATACCATTAACAACAATATCTACAAACTTAGGTATAACTGGTACGGGTTTCCAGTCCAAGTTTAAATAAGATAAGTCACCATTGATTGATAATTCGTCTTTGTACTTTTGAATAGATTGTTCTCCTCTAGCGTATAATCTTAGCTTATGGAAATTATTATAGTTCGTATTAAATCTATCCTGCCAACCTTTATCGCTTCTAAACCACTCAGATTCTATAGCTCTACCTACTTGTAAACCATAATCATAAGAAGCTTTTTCTACATCTGGCACAACCTGATCTGGAAAAGAACTATTGTAATTAGTTTTTGTCATCTATTTTATTTTTGAATTATAACCCGTGTTATCATATCTTTTAATACCTAAAGCTACAGATTTAGTTTGCCTTTTATTAACAGGTGTATACCTATTTTTATTACAAGCCATAATAGCTAAACCTGAACTTATAGAAGCATCGTGCTTTGTTCTATTGTTAATATTAAACTTAGCCCAGTCTTCTAATGTTCTTTGATGATATGTGTCTCCATAACCATCCTCTCTTAATCCTACATATGTTTCTATGTAAGATTCAATTGCAGCAGCGTGTGCTTGCTTAATATCTTCACTAGTGTTAGGTATACCACCTATCTCTTTCTCAGTTGTAGATAGCTTATTCCAAATTTTATCAGGACGATTCATAGAATAACCTCTGTAGCCTCTTCGCTTTAAATAATATAAAAACCTAGGTTTGTTATTCTCAGCAAGTATAGGCATACCATAAAATACACAAGCCATTAACACGTCTTCAAAGAATATCTCAGCTGTTTGAGGTCTTGATATGTACTCTAAAAAGAAATGATTTGGTGGTGCATCTTCCATGCTAAACTTAGTTAAACCATGTAAAGAACCATTAGAACCTTTTCCATCCACTGTACCTGATATATCGTAACTATCTAAACCAAAAGCTCCAACGTGTTCATTTCCAGGATACTTACCACTATTGTTTAGTATCACTCGATTTTGTAAGTTTTTAGGTGGTACCCAGCTTATTTGAAACCTACCACTTCTATTTGGATTAAATATAACCCTTGAATCTAGCACACCGTTCTCCCATTGAAAGCTACCAGTTGTAACCGCTGCAGAATTATTTAACTCTGCATTATAATCTATCTGTTCGTATATCTTAGTTAGATTAAATAAACTATCTTTAGCTTCATCTCTGAACGCGTGAGCTTCAGTTCTTGGAAACTGTCTGTAGTATTCATTTAATCCATCAGGATCATCTTTTAATCCGTCAACTTCGTTTTCCCAGTGTTCAATGACTCCGATTGTAATTGGTTCACCATCAACTCCTTTGACTGGACTCTTTTGTCCAACGAAGACAGGAAATCCAAAAGTATCCATGAATCCTTCGTAGTTCCATTCCATAGGGATGAAAAGAGAGTAGAGGCCAGAAGATGTTTGTCCGTTTCTATTTCTCTTTGTAACTGTTGAATTATTGTATAGTTTTTTGAAATTGTCTCCACCTTTATCTAAAGCATTTGAAGTTGAGCCCATCATACATTTACCAACAACCTTAGCTCCTAGTCTTAATGTAGTTTTTGTAACTCTCCAGTTATTTAATATATTATCAGGTCTTTCCCATTTACCACTTTCATCATGAGCTAATAGCTTTAGCTTTTCACCATCATAAGAGTTATCACCTGTGTTTTTCCAGTCAATAGTTGTATCTAATCCTTCTAATTCTCTAAGCTGTTCATTCGACTCAAGCTTTCTTCTAGTAAGCTTTGATGCCGGAACACGATATGCCAGTTCCGTTTTCGGCCTGTCCATACCATCTTGAATGGGTTTAAAGAAGAACGGGTAGTTGACTGATATGGGTACAACTTTATCTGTGAACATTTTTTTGGCATCCGAACCAGACTTGGACAATATACCGAATCTAGCATCGGAAGATATTGTAGCTTGGTTAACAAGTTCCGCTGATGACATAAAAGAGAATCCAGATCGTCTGTTTTTAAGGTAGCACATTCCGTAACATCTTGTATCTGCTTTACATGCTTCCCAAAATATAAAGAAGAGTCTGTTAGCTTCTCTATAGTCTGGTGCTCCAATATCGATCTTTGACCATTGGAGGTACATGTAATGAGTACCAGTAATGTAATTAGCCACGCCGTTATTGTAGAACCAATAACCATTTTCTCGCCTTTTGAATTCTTCGTCGATGTAATCATACCACTTTTCTTTAAATTCGGATGGGTATTCTTCCCAATCAAATCTACTTTTAATTCTACTTAGCTCTTTTGGGTAGTTTTGTTTTTCCCAACGTTGCTCCGCTTTTTTATCGCTTCGTTTAAACGGTTCATCTGCTGTCGGTAAAGCAATCCTGAGATTTTGTATTTCAATGACTTGTCCAATTTTTCCAGTTTTACTTATTACTATAAAATCATAATCAGAGTTATAACCATACTCCCATTTTTTAAACCTATTGTTTTTAGCTAATATCTTAGGATTTACAATATTCTTAATTTCTTTCCAAAGAGTTTGTTCGTAAATCACTTACTTCTCCCTTCTGCAAAA